GCGGCCAGCATTTTCAAACTGTTACAATTTGTAACACTTTCATTCCCCTCCTTTTTCAGTCTGCTTTTGAGGCCTCTCCAGTACATGGATGGGTTGGTGCTATCTGTCAGAATAGCTATCACATCTATTATCGCGAAGTACCAAGTCTCCGTTTCGTCATCATAGACGGAACGAACTTTGCTCTCTCCGAATATGCTTATTGTATGGTTCTTTGTCATGATATAAACTCCTTCTTTGTAAAATATATAGAGAACGTTCTATCTGAACTTTGATAGAGTTGTTCGCTCATGTCGAATCGAGGGTGAATAAATTGGATTTGCTTATAACTCAATGTTCTTATGATTGAAAATCAAGGATTTATCGTTTTCCGAATATTAAACATAATAGTTATTATTTTTGTAATTGCATTTGCTTTATTAATGTTTTAATTAAAAACTTAATTAAGCATGGGACAAAGATAGAGTATTTTTCTGTAAACCGCAAGCGATTTATTGAAAAAATTTCTGTAATATTTTAATTTTAATACCACATGATTGAAAATCAAACAGTTAAAGAACGCTTAATGACGTACATTAAGTATCTCGGAATTGGTCAAACTAAGTTTGAAGCGCGCTGTAGTCTTTCTAATGGCTATGTCAATAACATTAGAAAGTCTATATCTCCTGACAAGTTACAGATAATAGTTCGGGAAAACCCTGATCTTAATCCAGGATGGCTAATGACCGGAGAGGGTGAGATGCTTCGTTCTACAGCAAACACACAGAATGTCAATGGGAGTGAAAATTTTACCCAAACCGGTAACGTGACTATTCATTCCAGCAATGACGATACACTCGCTAAGGTATTGGATGAGCTTGCAGCCCAGCGTCGTATGAATGAGAAGTCGCAGGAGCAGATTGACCGCCTTATCTCTATTATCGAGAAACAGTGATTATTGCGTCGCGCGTGCGCGCAAACATATTATATAACTATAATTTAATACAGACATGGATTTTAAAGATTACTTCAAACAGCTTTCAGAGCGCGTGGTAAGCCTGAAGAGCCAGATTGCCACAGAAGAAGCCACGAAAAACGCACTGATCATGCCGTTCATTCAGATGCTTGGCTATGATGTTTTCAACCCCGCCGAAGTGGTGCCTGAGATGGATTGCGACATCGCCAAGAAGAAGGGCGAAAAGATTGACTATGCCATCATGAAGGACCAGGAGCCCATCATGCTCATCGAGTGCAAGCACTGGGCGCAGGACCTTAACCTGCACGATACGCAGTTGAAGCGCTACTTCGTAGCCTCGAAGGCACGCTTCGGAGTGCTCACCAATGGTGTGGTGTATCGTTTCTATTCCGACCTGGTAAAGCCTAATATTATGGACGATACGCCATTCCTTGAAATCGACCTGGAGAATGCTAACGACGGGCAGATAGAGGAACTGAAGAAGTTCCATAAGTCATATTTCGATGTGGATAGCGTTGCATCTTATGCCTCAGAACTCAAGTACATGACAGAACTCAAGTTGGTGATAAAGGAAGAGTTTGCCAATCCGTCCGCTGATCTTGTGAAACTGCTCACCAAGCGTGTGTATGACGGACCGGTAACTCAAAAGATCCTGGAGCAGTTCACCGACCTTGTCAAGCGGTCGCTGGCCAACCATATCAACGACGTGCTGTCAGAACGCTTGAATATCGCCATCAAGACTACAGAGCCTCAGAAGAAATCGGACGATTCGGTTCCACAGCCTGACGCCCCAATCGCTCAGGAAGTTGACAATCCCCTACCCGATGGTGTGGTGTTCATGGATAAGGAAACGGGCATCGTCACCACCGAGGAGGAAATGGAGAGTTTCCGCATCGTGCGTGCGATTCTGTGTCAGGTGGTGGATGTGAGCCGTGTCTACTACCGCGATACGCTCAGTTACTTCGGTATCCTGCTCGACGATAATAACCGCAAGCCGATTTGTCGTATGTGTTTCAACGCAAAGTCAGTCAAGTACGTCGTTACGTTCGATGAAAACAAGAAGGAAACAAAGCATCAGATTGAATCCCTGAGTGATATATACAAGTATAGCGAGCAGATTATATCGGTGGTGAAGAGTTACGAGAAATAGCCCCTATTTGCATATAATAACTATTATGTTAAAAAGCAAATTAGAGCAAGAAAAAATGCAAGTAGTGACAGAAGAAAAAGTTTCTGTCCGGAAGACGCTGCTGAATCTTAGCATTGGCGAAGAGCGCGAGTTCTCGTGTACGGACTTCCCTCTTTCGCGCTGTCGTGTGATTGCCTCTCAGATTAAGAAAGGCTCGAATCACAGGTTCTCGATACGCAGCAACAAGTACGGAACTGCCTTTTTCGTGACGAGGTTGAGATAAACGGACAAACAACCATTAAAAACCATTAGATATGAACTATTTTGAACTTTCGATTGCGATACTGGTGACGATATGCACCGGCTTGCTGTTTGTGAATTCGATAACCGTCGAATCGCCCATCAAGACCGCATGGATGGTCTTCCTCTTGCTGATGTTTGCAGCCTGCCTGCGGGCCGTGTATGAAGTGTGTAAGGAGATGAAACGTGAGAGAAGAGAGGGGGAACTGAGATGATGACGGCAGCCATACCCAATGTGATTGATACCGGAAGGTATACGGTCACGCAGACCGCCTTGGCGCTGGGCATACACCGCAACACGCTGGGCAGTTATACGTGTCAGGGTCTGATAAAGTGCGGATACCGGCGCGGTACCGGGCGGAAGTTCTACGAGGGGCGCGAGATACTGCGCTTCTGGAACGCCAAGATGTAAGTAGACTTTTTCCATATTTACTATTATAATATGACTGGTCGCAATAGATGACCTACTGCTAGTTGCTTTGTCGAAAGCGGGTAAGCCGTGCAACGCGGTACGCCTAGAAACCGGCAACAGTGGGGTGATAGAACATAATAATCCCGTGTCAGCCGCCCGTGAGGGCCGCTGAACATGTAGGGGCTCCCGATGGTGGGTAAGCCGTAAGCGCGAGTTGTCTGTGTCCATCCATATCCTGAGGCCTTGGCGCGCACGGTGACGTGGTTCGATTCCACAAGCCTCCACGAGGCATGTGCGACGTGTCTTTCATAGCGTTTTATATTATACTAAAGGCATTGAGGTCTGGCGTGACCTGCTATTTTTTTTTGATTAACGTTTAAGTTTAACTTACCGCGGCCATCCGTGAGGAACGCTGCGGAGACGGAAGTGAAGCCCTGGATAATGGAATCCCAGGGATAGTGGCCGTAAGCTGCTCCTAGGACGATTGCGGGTCCGATTCCCGCCTCTTCCACCAAAAGCAATGGCAAAAGCTGTAAGATGCCACGGAAAACATAGCAGTATGAACAAAATTGTCATCAACGAAATTCACCTTTTGAATTTCAAGGGTATCCGCCAGTTGGATATCGCCTTTGATGAGCGGTCTACCGTGATATCCGGCGCCAACGGTGTCGGCAAGTCCACGGTGTTCGATGCCTTCTGCTGGGTGTTGTTCGGTAAGAACGCGGCCGACAGAAAGGACTTCTCCATCAAGACGAACGGCGAGGACGGACTGCCCATTCCAAGATTACCCCACGAAGTGACCGCCGTGATGACGGTGGGCGATGAGAGAGTGACGCTGAAGCGCTGCTACTCGGAGAAATGGACCAAGCGCCGCGGAGAGTCGGCCGAGACCTTCTCGGGTCATACCGAGGAGCGCTATTACAACGACGTGCCCTGCTCGGTGGCCGAGTATGACAAGAAGGTGCGCGATATCTGCTCGGAGGAGGTGTTCAAGTTTATCACCTGCCCCGGCTATTTCCCCACCCGTAAGGAAGACCAGATGCGCCGCATGCTCTTCGAGATGGCCGGTGATGTGGCCGACCGCGACGTGGCGGGCACCGACAAGGACTTCAACGACCTGCTGGACAGCCTCACGGGTAAGACCATGGAGGAGTACAAGAAGGAGATTCAGGCCAAGAAGAACCGCATCCAGGCGAGCCTCGTAACCATCCCGGGACGCATCGACGAGCGCAAGCGCGACCTGCTCGATCCCGAGGACACATCCACACACGAGGAGGAACTCGTAAAAATCAAAAAGGAACATGAACGGACCCTTGCGCAGATCAAGGACAAGGAAGCAGCCTATACGGCCGCCAGCGAAAAGCGCATGGAACAGATGAAA